AAGCGTGAGGCCGACGACTTGGCTGAAGAGGCTGCGGTTTTGGAAATGTACGAGCAAGCATTGAACGGGGGCAAGTGATATGAAAATCATTACAATCGCAGGCAACATCGGCAAGGATGCTGAGATCCGCACAGCAGGCCAAAATAAGGTCACGGGCTGGACGGTGGCCGTTGATGACGGATACGGCGACAACAAGCGCACACTCTGGTTTGATTGCAACTGGTGGGGCGGTCGCGGTGAAAAGGTTGCGCAGTACATCCGCAAGGGCGAAAAAATCACGGTATCCGGTGAAATGTCCACGCGGGAGCATGAGGGCAAAACCTATCTGACCGTCAACGTTAATGACGTGAAGCTGCAAGGCGGCAATTCAGTTGGTGGATCTTCTCAGCAATCCGGCGGCAACCATGACGCGCCGGAGGAAGGCGGCGGCAATCCAAACAGCAACCGTGATTTAGGTGATGAAATACCCTTCCTCATGGAATGGCGCATCTGATGGAAACGTGGGCCGAAATAAAAGACCGACATGCACTGGAGAAGGCCGAGGCGGTAGCGTCATTGCGTGACGCTGGCCTGACCCAAACGCAGGCGGCTCAAAAGCTGGGCATCCCGCTAGGCCACCTCAACAGCTTCATCGCCCGCAACGGCATCCCGTGGACGCCAGCAAAGCAGGGCAAGAGCCAATAAATCGTTGCAATGTTGGTGGAAAATATCCAATATAACCAAGCGCGGCTAGGTGATGTTTGATCGACTTACGCCGAACACCGACCCTCCCATCGGTTGCCGCGCGCATTTTCAGGGACAGTGACAGGAGATCACACAATGACAGATCAACTCACCACGCTACACGCGCTGAACGTCAAATACGGCGATGTTGTGCATTTTGACATTGACGGAAAAACCGGAAAATACACCATTGGAAGACCTTATAAGGTTTCAGACTTAAACGCACATGCCAGAATATGGCGCATCGTTTCCCGCGCATCCGACACCCCCACAATCTGGGCAGACATGACGCCGGAGGAAAAGGGCGCGCTGTTGCTGGCGCAGTTTGAGCACAAACCTATTGAGATGTTTGCAGACGGCCCTTGGCAGGTATGTACTCCCTCATGGCGCGATGACCGTGCCTATCGCATCAAGCCGGAACCAAAGCGCGAGACGGTGAAGCTTTATGGAAGGAATCATTGCTTTGAATTTAAGCACAACCCCAACAATACAGACACCCACAGCATCACCTTCGAAACCATCGACGGGGAACCTGATTGCGGCACCATCCGCATGGAGCGCCTGACATGACGGTAAACCGCTGGCACGCAAACTCCGACCCACGCCTACGTGACGCTGGAGACACCATCGACGAGCACCAGCGCCGGGTTACAACGCTGTGCCTGTCGCTTGCCGATCATATGGGCCACCCGCTATTCGGCAGTGACCTGCCCTTCGCAGCAGCGAACCACGATGAGGCCGAGCGGATCTTGGGCGATATGCCAGCACCAGCAAAGGCGCGCTTTCCGGCACTGGCAGCAGCATACGAGACAGCCGAGCGCGTTGTACTGGCCGAAATGGGCCTGACGTGGACGATCACAGCCAAGGAGCAGCAGATGCTGCACCTTTGTGATCGCCTGGACGCGTACCAATTCGCCATGAGCCGTGGCGTAACAGGGCAGGAATGGGACGAGGCGCGCACAATGCTGCACGTCATGTCCGACAAGTTCAAAGCGCAGGAATGGGTCGCGGCGCAGATGGAGGCTGGTTTGCAACTTAACTCATAACTTTGCAACTTTGCACTTTTATCATCTGCGTTACGTGATACTAAAATACTGTGGATAGGGTAGCCCCCGAAAAGCTGGACTTTCCCCCCGGCCTGCCACGGTTTCACAAGGGGAGCGCGAAAGGAAAACGCGATGAGTTTACAAGAATACCGCGACTTCATAGCAGGCAAGGCGACGATCCATCAAAAGCATGGAATGGTGCCGATGGATATGAATGGCGCAATGAAATTGCACCAAACCAAGGCAGTCGAGTTTGCCCTAGACGCTGGCAAGGCTGCACACTTCCTTGATACTGGTCTGGGCAAGTCGTTCTGTGAATTGGAATGGGCGCGGCAAGTAAGCGAGGAAACTGGCAAGCCTGTTTTGATCCTGACCCCGCTGGCCGTTGCTGGACAGATGATCCGCGAAGGCCGTAAGTTTGGCATCGACGCGCGCCAAATTCGTGAGCCGGAAGAAGTCGGCGCAGGCATCATGGTGGCAAACTATGAGCGCCTCCCTAAGTTGGACGCATCTGTTTTTGGTGGCATTGTTCTGGACGAAAGCAGCATACTGAAATCCTTTGCAGGCCGCACTCGAAACATGCTTATGGATGTTTTCAAAGATGTGCATTTCAAGCTGGCAGCTACAGCAACGCCAAGCCCAAACGATCACACGGAGTTGGGCAATCATGCGGAGTTTCTGGGCGTCATGCGACAGCAGGAAATGCTGTCTAAGTGGTTTATCAACGATACCAGCACGGCAAGCCAAGACTGGCGTTTGAAAGGTCACGCTGCCGAGGACTTCTGGTCATGGGTTGCAAGCTGGAGCCGTTGCGCAACATTGCCAAGCGACCTTGGCGGCGACGATACTGGATACGTTTTGCCAGAGATTGATCGTAAACTGCACCAGGTGCAGGCGGATCGGAGCGTAGATGCTGAACAAGACATGCTGTTTCGTATTCCCGAATTGAGCGCGACTAGCTTTCATAAGGAAAAGCGGCTGACATTGCATGCGAGGTGTGAGCGCGCCGCAGAACTGGCCAGCCACGACAAGTCTGTGACTGTATGGTGCGAGACAAACGAAGAAAGCACACTTCTCACAAGCATGATTGACGGGGCCATAGAGGTCAGAGGCGACCAAAAGCCGGAAGAAAAAGAGCGCCGCTTGCTTGGTTTTGCAGACGGTGAATACCGCGCAATCGTAACCAAGCCAAAGTTGGCAGGTTTTGGCGTCAACTGGCAGCACTGTGCGCACGCTGTTTTTGCTTCGATCAGCTTTTCATATGAGCAGCACTATCAGGCTGTGCGTAGGTCTCATCGTTTTGGTCAAACGGAGCAGGTTCGCAATGACATTGTGATTGCAGATACTGAGGCCGCAATATGGCGGGCCGTTCATGGAAAAGCTGAAAAGCATGAGGAAATGAAGAGGCGCATGAGTTCCGCAATGAAGCGCGCGCAGTCAGACACAAAGATAAACGTAAAATACGAACGGGCGCTGGACTTGGCGTTTCCGGAATGGATCAAAGGGGAAGTAGCATGACAAAGAAACAACCAGAGTACCAAGGCGATGGATGGGCGCTGCACAATTCAGACTGCATCGAGGGCATGCATGCCATGCCAGAAAACAGCGTAGACTGCGCGATATTCTCGCCGCCATTTGGTGACTTGTTCGTCTACTCAGACAGCGAGCGAGACCTCGGAAACGCTGGCACTGGTCAGAAATTCATTAATCAGTATAAGTTTTTTGCAGAAGCGTTGACGCGGGTTCTTCGTCCAGGTCGCATCGCTTGCGTTCATTGCACAGACCTACCAATGCGTAAGGGCAGGGATGGGGCCATAGGGCTGCAAGACTTTTCAGGCGATCTTGTACGGGCGCATACGGCGGCTGGTTTGGTGTATCATGGCAGGGCAACAATCTGGAAAGATCCAGTTGTCGAAATGCAGCGGACGAAGGCTCTTGGTTTGCTCTACAAGCAGATCCGCAAGGACAGCGCGATGAACCGCGTAGGGATGCCTGATTACATGCTTTTCTTTCGCAAGGATGCTGTAAACGAACGGCCCATTGAACACGCGGCACCGCAGACAAAAGAGGCGGTTGAGATTGCGCGAGAATGGCTTGATCAACTGACACGCGAAGGGCTTTGCGCAGGGACGCCACCCGATGATGTTCTTGCCGAATTGGTGAAAGATGCAGAGTTCGATGTGATGGAATGGCAGCGTCTTGCGTCGCCTGTCTGGATGGATATTCAGCAAGGCAATGTTTTGCGCAGTTTTAGAAAAGCCAAAGGCGCTAACGATGAAAAGCACGTCTGCCCATTGCAGCTTGATGTTATCCGCCGTTGCTTGCGACTGTATTCACGCCCCGGCGATGTTGTTATGGACCCTTTCAATGGGATCGGCAGCACGGGGTATGAGGCACTAAAAGCCCGCCGCAAGTATATCGGATTTGAGTTGAAGCGTGAGTACGCAGAACAGGCAAACCTTAACTTGCAAGACGCTTCACAAAGTGGCGCTGATCTGTTTGCAGCGCAGTAACAGAACAATTAGCTGAATCGTAAATGGCATATAGCAATTTTTGCACGGGTGTCGGAACCAGCCTAAAGTGATTTAGCTTATTGCCCCAGATGCGGATACCCAAGACACGAAGCATCTGGGGATTGTTTGGAGAACACTAATGACCCACCACGCACCAATCGTCGCCGCACACAAAGGCAAGGGCTACACAGAGCGCCAGTACGCCGCTGCAATGCAACTTATGTGCTACTCGGAAGGCCATATCAGCAGGCCGCGCGGGCCAGTCACCACGCCGCCAGGTAAGGTAATGCCTGACGATATAAGCCCCGCCATCATCGACGTGCTATCCGGCGAGATGACAGCAGCCGAAATTGCCCGCGCGGCCGGTGAAAAGCTGGGCCGCAACGTATGGCCGCAAGGCGTGCGGGATCGACTGGAAGGCAAGCTATCCACGCTCGTAGAAAAGCGGTCCCGTCACTCACGTGGGGCGCTGTGGCGGCTCAAGGGCGTTAAGGTGGGGCTATGATGACGTGGAAAGAGCACCTTGCGCACCAATCTGCGGAGAAAAAGCGTTTGCGCGATGAATGGGTAAACCAAGCTGCGGCCCTAAAAATGGGCGTAACTCCTGCCGCGCGCCATCTGGGAATAAAACCGCAAAAACTACAAAACGAATTTAGCGCACGCGGCATAAAAACAAAACCATCGGCCCGCACTTTTGTCGTGGCCCCCATCAAGGTTCCAAAGGCGTCAACAGCACGGCAGCGCAAAATCGCGGCCATGGTGGCAAAGGGCTATCCGAAGAACGTAGCGGAGCAAAAAGCGGGGATGCGGGGATGAACAACATCACCAGCATCACCAGCCACATGGGTAAAACTGAGGCATCGCTACGCGCTGACGTGGTGCAGTTCTTGGAGTTGTGGCTGGAGAAGGCCCGCGCGGGCGAAATCATCGCGGCAACCGTCATAGCCGAGACAATAGACGGCAGGCCCATGACAGGCTACACTGCAGCCGCGCCTTCGTTTCAGACCATCGGCGTTCTGGAGGTTATGAAGCTAGACATGCTGGACACAATGG